ACAAAGCTTGGACTGCTGCAAACTACAATCCTGTTGCGGTTCAAATGGAGTTGTGTGCATTCGCTGCTTGGTCAACAGCTGAATGGGATCAACATCCAAACATGCTTGATAATTGCGCAAAATGGATCGCTGAGGAATGTGCAGCGTTTGGAGTTCCACTTAAAAGATTGAGTCCTGGTGAAGCACAAGGTAATGGAAGAGGAATCTGTCAACACATTGATTTGGGGTCTGGTGGTGGAGGACACGTAGATTGCGGCAACGGCTTCCCAATGGATCGCGTTATCCAAATGGCCGGCGGAGTAACTCCTTCTCCAACTCCTCCACAACCAACTCCAAGTCCACCAAAACCAGGAGGAGCCGCACCTCCCTTTCCCTACCCAGCCTCCGATTATCTTGGGGAACCATCAGCCGACCCACATTGTCATTCCGGAGCTTACGGTGGAGTGGATACACAAAACGTTCGCACGTGGCAACAGCAGATGGCGAATAGGGGGTGGAACATAGGGGTGGATGGTGTGTATGGTCCTCAATCATCTGGCGTAGCTCGTCAGTTCCAGGCGGAGAAGGGTCTGAGTGTTGATGGTCTAGTTGGGCCACAAACTTGGTCAACCTCTTGGACCGCCTCTGTCACATAATGCCTTGGCGAATAAAGCGAATATGGGTAGAGCTTATTCTCGGCGTACTTGCCCTTACCATAGGCGTCGTTGTTCTCGTATTGAACCGAGATACTTCTTCCGATCTTCTTGCTGTGTTGGGGGTAGTTGGCGGAGTAGCTATCATCATCAATGCTCTACCATCCAATGGCGAAGAAGAACACTGAACGCTCATAGAAAATCCATTCTTCTTTTGTATTTACTTATTACGGCGAGTGTTATCTTATTAGCCTTTCTTCTTGGTATTCTTTTCAGCTTATTATGAGAGGAGAATATATGCCTGGTAGACGTCGACAAGGTCGCCGACCAGCCACAACTGATGAAAATCGTGAAAATCAACTGGTCTCTCTTGCAATTGATTTGGCTGAAAAGCAACTTGGAGAAGGAACTGCTTCAGCTCAAGTAATTACTCACTATTTGAAGCTTGGATCGACAAGAGAAAGACTAGAACAAGAACGTCTTTATCGAGAAAATGAGCTTCTTGGCGCTAGAGTAGATACTTTGGCTTCGGCTAAGAAGGTCGAGGAACTATACGCTGCCGCATTAGATGCTATGCGTTCTTATGCTGGCCGAGAAGTAGATTCATACAGCGAACAATATGATGATTCATATGATGATGACAGATATTAAGCGATATTCTGAGCTTCTAAGGTTTGATACCTTTCAAGAACGATTAGAATATTTAAAATTACATGGGTCAGTTGGGCGATCAACATTTGGGTTTGATCGATATCTTAACCAGAAATTTTATACTTCATATGAGTGGAAACAGGCTCGTCAAAACGTTATTATCAGGGATAATGGCTGTGATTTAGGTATATTTGGGTATGAAATACACGAAGCGATTCTTATTCATCATATTAATCCAGTAGTTGTAGATGATATAATTCATGGAGAAGAGTGGTTATTTGATCCTGAATTTTTGATTACAACTACTCAATATACTCATAATGAAATACATTTTGGTAGTAAAAAAGGTTATCCTAAAGTAGTTTTAGATCGTATTCCTGGTGATACAAGGCTTTGGCAGCATAAAAAGGAGTAACATGGAAGAAAGTATTCTAAAAAGTACCAAAAAGATTCTCGGTCTTGATGAAAACTATCTTGTATTTGATTTGGATGTTATTACTCATATTAATGCAGCTTTCTCCATTCTTAATCAATTGGGTGTTGGTCCAGTCGATGGATTTTTTATTGAAGACGAAACGGCTGTATGGAGTGATTTTGTAGTTCCTGAAAATCAACTTCGTTTGGTAAGAACATACGTATATTTGAAAACTAGAAGTATATTTGATCCTCCTTCAACTTCTTATCTCATTGAAGCAGTTAATAATCAGGTTAAGGAATACGAATGGAGACTCAATATCTTTAGAGAGTGGGAGCTTGATCCTAATGATCCAGCAGTACCACCTACTGTAACTCCATATTCAAAGGAATTAGCTTCATGAATCAAAGCGTGAAAGAGTTTATTGAGCATGTCAGTACTGTACCTTGGAGCAACTATACAGCTTCTGATTATACCATAGAGCAATGGCACAATGCTTGTCTTATTCATTTGCATACTGGAGCTCCAACTACTAAAGCGCAATGTAAGCTTCCAGTAAAAACGCCCAATGGTGCGCTTAATAAAAATGGAGTACAAGCTGCGGCTGCTGCATTAGCTGGTGCAAGGGGTGGTGTCCATGCTTCTCCTCAGCAACAAGCGTCTGCAGCTAGTAAGTTGCGAGGACTTTATTCAAAATTGAGTTTGCAACCTCCACCGTCTTTAGCTAGGCATTCTTCAGTTCAAGAGTTTATTGATCATTATGGTAAAAAGGGAATGCACTGGGGGGTTAGAACTCAACGAGGAAAAAGCGATCAAAGAAGTAGACGAGGAACTAATAGAACTACTTATGCTAAGCATCCAAAAAATTTAAGTACTCATGACCTTGAACAACGAATTAGACGTATGGAAATTGAAAAACGATATAATCAGCTTAATTCTCGTGATGTTTCACATGGCGAAAGAGTAGCTACTCAAATTCTTACTCAAGTTGGTTCAACTGTTGCAGCAACAGCTATTACTGGAGCAGCATTGTATGGAATAAAATCAGGTTTAGCTAAAAAATTTGGGCAGAAAGTAGCTGGGCAAATCATTAAGCGTTAAATTAGTCGTAGGAGGTGGGAGTTGTGACACTATCTAATACTGCAACTCCTAAGTATTATGGCGAATTTCGTGATTCAGTTATTCATGGAGAAATTCCTGTAAATAGAGAAGTTTCCATGGAGATGAATCGTATCGATGAGCTTATCGCAAATCCAAATATTTATTACGATGATATGGCTGTTCATGGATTTATAAAGTATTGCGAGTTTGAACTTACACTTACTGATGGAAGTGATTTGTTTTTACTTGATACATTTAAACTTTGGGCTGAACAAATTTTTGGTTGGTATTTTTTCGTAGAACGAAGTGTCTATCAGCCAGATCCAGGCGGACGTGGTGGGCACTACGTAACTAAGTCTATAAAGAAACGACTTACTACTAAGCAATACTTGATCGTGGCAAGAGGATCCGCCAAGTCGATGTATGCTGAATGCATCCAAGCCTACTTCCTCAACGTCGACACTGCCACAACTCATCAAATCACCACTGCCCCAACCATGAAGCAGGCTGAGGAGGTCATGACTCCCTTCCGCACTGCTATTACAAGAGCAAGAGGTCCTTTGTTTAAGTTTCTAACAGAAGGCTCTTTGCAAAACACAACTGGGTCAAGAGCTCAAAGAGTAAAACTTGCTTCAACTAAAAAGGGAATAGAGAATTTCCTAACTGGTTCATTGCTAGAAGTTCGTCCAATGACTATTAATAAACTCCAAGGACTTCGTCCTAAAGTTTCAACAATAGATGAATGGTTGTCTGGAGACATCAGAGAAGATGTTGTTGGAGCAATTGAACAAGGTGCTTCAAAGATGGACGACTATTTGATTGTTGCAATTAGTTCTGAAGGAACGGTTCGAAATGGTTCTGGTGACACTATCAAAATGGAACTTTCTAGCATACTTAGAGGCGAGTATCAAGCACCTCACATTTCTATCTGGCATTATAAACTTGACGAAGTAGAAGAAATTGCTGATCCGGCGACGTGGCTTAAGGCGAATCCTAATCTTGGAAAAACTGTTACCTATGATGTGTATCATTTAGACGTTGAGAGAGCCGAAAAGGCCCCAGCTTCTAGGAACGACATTCTAGCAAAGCGGTTTGGAATACCTATGGAAGGTTACACGTATTTCTTTACCTATGATGAGACACTTCCTCATAGACCTAGAGAATTTTGGGGTTTGCCTTGTGCTCTTGGCGCCGATCTTTCACAAGGCGATGACTTCTGTGCTTTTACTTTATTGTTTCCGTTTCAAAATTATTCATTTGGTGTTAAAACAAGAAGCTACATTACAGAATTAACACTAATGAAACTTCCTGCAGCTATGCGTCAGAAGTATAGTGAGTTTATTAATGAAGGAAGTTTGCAAGTTCTTAACGGAACTGTTCTTGATATGATGGAAGTATATGAAGATCTTGACCAATTTCTTCGTGCAAACGAATACGATGTTCGATGTTTTGGGTTTGACCCATACAATGCGAAAGAATTCGTAACTAGATGGGAATTAGAAAACGGAGCGTTCGGAATTGAGAAAGTTATCCAAGGAGCAAGGACAGAATCGGTTCCTTTGGGTGAATTAAAGATTTTGGCTGAAGAAAGAAAATTAATTTTTGATCAAGAACTCATGTCGTTTGCTATGGGTAATGCAGTTACTCTAGAAGATACAAATGGAAATAGAAAACTTTTAAAGAAGCGGGCAGAAGAGAAGATTGATAATGTCTCCGCCATGATGGACGCTTATGTGGCCTACAAGGCGAATAAGGAGGCTTTCGAATGACGTCTAAGATTATCACGAGGAGGTGAATCTTGCCAATTATTGATAGAATCAAAAAAGGTTGGAACGCCTTCCGTAGTAATAATCAAGAAATTGATGATTACGAATATTATTCTACCAGTCCATATTATGGTCCTGGATCTCCATCTAGATCAAGACTTACAATTTATAACGAACGTTCAATTGTTTCTTCTATATACACAAGAATTAGCATTGACGTAGCTGGTTTAGTTATAAAACATATTAAAATTGACAAAGATGGCCGATATTTGGAAGATATACCTAGTGCTTTAAATGAATGCCTTATATGGGAATCAAATATTGATCAATCTCCAAGATCATTTAGACAGGACGTTGCTATGACACTTTTTGATAAAGGTGTTGCAGCAATAGTTCCAGTAGATACTACTAGAGATCCTAAAAATAGCGTTCTATTTGACATTTATAGCTTGAGAGTTGGCGAAGTTGTTGGTTGGTATCCAAAGCATATTCGTTTGAGCGTTTATAATGAGAATCAAGGAAGACGCGAAGATATTACTTTGGAAAAACGCTTTGTAGCTATTATTGAAAATCCGTTGTACTCGGTTATGAATGAACCAAACTCAACTCTTCAAAGATTGATTAGAAAACTTACTCTTCTTGATTCCATCGATGAACAATCTGGTTCTGGAAAATTAGATTTAATCATTCAACTTCCTTATGTTATTAAATCTGAGGCTAGAAGGCAGCAAGCTGAAAAGCGGCGGGAAGATATTGAATTCCAACTTAAAGGAAGCCAATACGGAATCGCCTATACCGATGGTACTGAGAAGATTACTCAGCTTAACCGACCAGCAGAGAACAATCTTCTCAAACAAGTCGAGTATCTTCAAAACATGCTTTACAATCAACTAGGTCTTACCGAAGAAGTAATGAACGGTACTGCTAACGAAGAGACCATGTTGAACTATTTTAATCGTACAATTGAGCCCATAGTTGACGCCATCATAGAATCTATGCAAAGAGCGTTTCTTGGCCCTAGTGGGTCTAGAGGTGATCAACGAATTCAATACTTTAGAGACCCATTTAAGTTGGTTCCAGTAACTCAAGTTGCTGAAATTGCTGATAAGTTTACTAGAAACGAAATTCTTTCTGCAAATGAAATTAGAACTTTCCTTGGTATCAAACCTTCTGGTGATCCAAAAGCAGATAAATTAGTTAACAGCAATATGCCGCAACAAACTCAGCCAACTCAGCCAACTCCAACTTCAGGGCCAAACCCTTTGGAAAGGATCAGTCAAAATGGAAGCTGATTTCAGTGGTTATGCTACTAAGGCTGGACTCCAATGTTCTGACGGCAGGACCATTATGCCTGGTGCTTTCAAACATCAGGATAAAATGCGCGTTCCTCTCGTTTGGCAACATGGTCATTCGGACCCGGAGAATGTTCTTGGTCATGCCGTTCTCGAAAATCGAGACGATGGCGTTTACACCTATGGATTTTTCAATAAATCAACAAAAGCGATTCATACAAAAAGTCTTCTTGACCATGGCGATATTACAATGCTCTCTATTTGGGCCAATGAGCTTGTTGAGAGATCAGGAAAAGTCCTTCATGGGGCAATTAGAGAAGTAAGTCTTGTTCTATCTGGTGCTAATCCGGGTGCACTAATTGAAAACGTTACTATTCGTCACTCAGATGAAGATGTTGTTGTCGAAGATGAAGCAATTATTTATACAGGTCTCGAAATTGAACATGCTGATGCGGCGTCTAGTTCTACTGATACTTCTGGTGATAATTCTGGTGATGGAGAGACGATTCAAGACATTTATGAGTCAATGAGTGATAAACAAAAAGAAGTTTTGCATTATATGCTTGCTCAGGCGCTTGGTGAAGGCGATAATACGGCTAATACAGATAATACCGATAATACCGATAATACCGATAACGCTAATACGATGCAGCAGGATAATGTTAACGACGATTCCAACAATACCGATCAGGAAGGTAGCCCAATGACCCGCAACGTCTTTGAGAAGGGTGATAAAGCCGATTCGCCAGTTCTCTCTCATGCAGATATCCAGGGCATTGTCGCCGATGCCACAAAAATTGGATCTCTGAAGCAAGCTGTTGAGAACTATGCCCTTGCTCATGGAATTAATCAGATTGATACTCTGTTCCCTGAGGCCACTGCTCTTACAACCGCACCAGAGTTCTATACTCGTCGAACTGAGTGGGTTAATTCTGTTCTGAACGGGGCTAGCAAGTCTCCATTTAGCCGAGTGAAGACTCATTGGGCGGATCTTACTTATGATGATGCCAGGGCGAAGGGCTATATCACTGGTGACGTCAAGAAAGAACAGTTTTTTGGAACTGCTCGGCGTGAAACCATGCCTCAAACAATTTACAAGAAACAACAACTTGATCGTGACGACATTGTTGACATCACGGATTTCGATGTTGTTGCTTGGATGAAGGGCGAAATGCGGCTTATGCTCGATGAAGAGCTTGCTCGTGCAATTTTGGTTGGCGATGGTCGTGCTGTTGATTCAGACGAGAAGATCAAAGAAGATCGTCTTCGTCCAATTGCTACCGATGACCCAATTTTTACAATTCCAGTTCTTGCTGATGCCGCTGCCGATATTGCCAACTTTGTTGATGCAGTTATTCAGTATAGACCGCAATTGCGTGGTACTGGACTTCCGACAATGTTTACGAGTGAGTCATTGATCGCTCAGTTTATGTTGCTCAAAGACACTTTGGGTCGTCGTATTTATACTTCTTTGGATCAGGTTGCTTCTGAAATTCGTGTTTCTTCGATTGTTCCTGTAGACATCTTTGATCCAGGTGCTCAAAATCCACTGGCTATTCTTGTGAACATGACTGATTATAATATTGGTGCAGATAAGGGTGGGCAAGTCAATCTGTTTGATGACTTTGATATTGATTATAACCAATACAAGTATTTGATTGAGACTCGTGTATCTGGTGCACTTGTTAAGCTGAAGTCAGCAATGGTAGTTAGGCAAGGTACCTTTGTTCCTCCTCCTTCTGGAACTGATCATATCATTGTTCCTGAACCTCCTAATGCACGTCAGAGTAACCCGCCGGTTCACGGTTCCCTTCCAGATGCTACGGCTCCTCTTACTCAATCAAAGCCCGCTAGCAGTGGGCAAACGGCCTAGTTCCTTCTAGGAGTTATAATGGCAAGATTCTTTGGAGAAGTTGGCTACGGTGATACTGTAGAAACTCCAACTGATTCTGGTGTTTATCAAGATGTTATCACTGAAACTTCATATTATGGTGATGTTATCAGAAACACAAGAAAGTTGGAACCCGGAGAAAATCTAAACGACAACATTACTGTTGGTAATTCTATCAGTATTGTCGCCGATGATTATGCCATTGAACATTTCTTTAAAATCAAGTACATAAGATGGGCTGGGACTCTTTGGACAGTTTCAAATGTCGAAGTGAGGAGTCCCCGGCTCATCCTGAGTTTAGGGAGTGTTTACAATGGGCCAACGCCTTGACCTCCAAGCACTTTTAATTGAAGTTTCAGGCATTGATAACGTATATTTTCAACCTCCTCCTACTGTGCAAATGAAATATCCATGCATTGTTTATCATCGTGAATATGAACAGATTAATCATGCTGATGATGTTCCTTATATGCGCAGAAAACGTTATATGGTGACGGTTATCGACAAAGATCCTGACAGTGTTATTCTTGATAGAATTTCTGAATTGCCATTATGTGAATACGATCGATTTTACACAACAGATAATCTAAATCACGATGTTTACAAACTTTTCTTCTAAGGAGAAACAACATGGCTGCACTTGTTTGGGATCTTGTCGGTGAGCGTTTCTACGAAACCGGCGTAGATCATGGCGTTCTTTACATTCCAGATGAATCTGGTGTTTACGCATCTGGTGTTTCATGGAATGGTCTCACTACTGTTACCGAGTCTCCTTCTGGAGCCGAACCAAATGCTCAGTACGCTGATAACATCAAGTATCTGAACCTGATTTCAGTTGAAGAATTTGGTGCTACAGTTGAAGCGTTTACATATCCTCCAGAATTTCAGCAATTTGATGGTCTTGGAGTTCCTGCTCCTGGTGTTGTTGTAGGCCAGCAACCTCGCAAGACATTTGGGTTGTCTTATCGCACTAGAGTTGGCAATGATTCTGTAGGTGATGCTTATGGTTATAAACTTCATCTTGTATATGGATGTATTGCCACTCCATCAGAGAAGGCTTATAACACAATTAATGATTCGCCTGAAGCTATTGCTTTCAGCTGGACTATCTCTACAACTCCTGTTCCTGTGACTGGGTACAAGCCAACTGCATTGATTGTAGTGGACTCCGCCGAAGTCGATTCAACAGCTCTTGGTTCACTCGAAGACCTTCTTTATGGAGGAGCGGCAGGAGAAGCTACTCTTCCTCTTCCTGATGAAGTTCTTGCATTGTTTGGCACAGGAGGACCCAGCGCAACTGGTGCAACTTCCGGCGCTCCTGGCACATGGACACCAGCTGGGTCTTCTCCTCCGGCGTCTGTAACAGCTTTGCAATCTGGAGGGGTTGCTGCCACTCCGCCTACTGTTTGGGCAACTGGTGATTATGTTCAAACTGGAACATCTGGAGTTGCTGGTCAAGCTTATTGGGATGGAACTGCTTGGGTTGCTGGAAAGGCTCCTTGATTTGATTGATAGGGGATTGGAGAATGCTCATAATAACTGTTCTTGGAGAAGAATACTTTAATGAAGAAACCGAAACTTTTGAAACCGTCGGCGATTTCGAATTAAAGTTAGAGCATTCTCTGATCTCCTTGTCAAAATGGGAGTCAATTCATCAAGTTCCGTTTTTAACAAATCAAGCTAAAACTACTAGAGAAATTTTCTCTTACATTGAATGTATGATTATTAACAGAAATTACCCAGAAAATTTGTTTAATAGGCTTAGCAGAAAAAACATAGAAGAAATTAATAGGTATATTGAATCTAAAGAATCAGCAACAAGTTTTGGGTCTATGCCAGAACGAAAAGGAAGAGGCGAAATAATAACGGCAGAACTAATTTATTATTGGATGGTTGCATTTAACATTCCATTCGAATGTGAAAAGTGGCATCTTAATAGATTGTTTGCTTTAATACGTATTTGCAACATAAAGAATGAAAAACCTAGAAAAATGAGTCGTACAGAAATCGCTCAAAGAAATAGAGAATTAAACGAACAACGTCGAGCACAATACAATACAAGGGGTTGATTATGACCACACTTGTTTGGGATGAAACAGGAAAACATTTTTATGAAACAGCCATCAACAAGGGTGTTTTTTATGATTCATCAGGTCTTGGAACCTCTTGGAATGGCCTTACATCAATAGAAGAAACAGTAACGAATTCGATTCAACCAATTCATTATGATGGATTAAAATTTAATGATATTGTAACTAATGGCGATTTTACAGGAGTTTTAAAAGCTTGGACTTATCCGCTTGAATTTCTTCCATACGAAGGAATTATAGAAGAACAACGTGGATTCTTTGTTTCTGCTCAACCACAAGGTAAATTTGGTTTATCATATCAAACTAAAATTGGAAATGAGATTGAAGGTTTAGATTTTGGCTATAAAATTCATTTATTGTACAACCTAACTGCTCTTCCATCTCAAAAGACTTATCAAACATTATCAGATACATCTGTTCCATTAGAATTTGAGTGGACTATTACTGGTATTCCGGAAGCCATTGAGAATTATAGACCAACTGTGCATGTTATATTTGATAGCACAAGATTAGATCCATGGTTGCTTGAAGATTTAGAAGGAATTCTTTATGGAGATGAAGATAGTGATGCTTATCTTCCTCCATTGAAAGGTCTTGCTACTTGGGTTAGGAAATGGGATCGTATTATCATTATTGACCATGGTGATGGAACGTGGACAGCGGAATCTCCACGTGAAGAAGATATTATCATGCTTGATGAGACAACTTTCCAAATTACATCCGAAACGGCGATATATTTGGACGAATTTACTTACGAAATAAGTAGTAGTGACAAGAACAATGAGGATGTGATACCGCCATGGCAACTGTAACTGGATTTACTGCTGAGCGTATGCTTGTAATCGAAAATGAAACTGTCGTTGACGGTGAAGTTCAAGGCGATAATCTTATTCTTTCACGACGAGATGGAATAACTATCGATGCAGGAAATGTTCGTGGTCCGGTAGGTCCTGTAGGCCCAGTTGGGCCTATTGGTTCAGTTAATGATGTTTCTGCTTCGGCGGTTTATTCCCCTCGTGTTTTCCCAAATAAAGCAGCAATAGACGGATGGACTACGGCTCCAAATGGATCGATAGCTCTTGCTGTTGATAATGCTATTATGTGGGAAAAAGATGTTAATGGTTGGTTTATAGTAAATACTCCACGTATATTTGCTGATATTGCAGAACGTGATGCACGTTGGTTAAATCCTCCAAATGGATCTTATTGCCAAGCTCCTGTTGGTACTGAATTTGTACGTAATGCTGGCGTTTGGGTTGATATTAATTGGAAAAATCCTCGTGGATATATTGCAGAGATAAAAGGACCGCCAAGTGATATATCTGGTGCTAATCCATTGTGGACAGTTGGGCGTTTTCAAGTTATAGCTAATCGACGTTATCGTGCAACCGGTACAGTGCGAACAGGTAATCCTGCAGGTGGAGCTAACTCTCTTCGTTTTCTCGGATGGGGAGAAGTTCCTTATAATATGGTCGATGAGCGCAATAATGCAGCCGGAGAAGGAATGAGCGGATGGGGAAATGCATTTTTAAAAGCAACAACAACTGGTAATTCCCCGGATCTTGTGTTTCAATACATAAGCGGAGCTACAGGAAAGATTCTCGCTAATAGCGGGATTGTAGTATGTGAAGATATTGGAGGAATTTAAATGAGTTATCAAAGTCAAGATCTACTATTTTACGATCCTGCTTTTCAAGGACGGTCTAGGTCATGCGCTACTCAACAAGCAGGTACTTTTCAAAACGATCAACGCCCCAATTATGTTGCTACAGCAAAAGCTGTATTGCGTGGCGAAGATGAAATACTAACTGCTTTTATACGTCTTAATGCTGCTGGGCCAGGCATTGCTGATAAAGTAGAGCAACCAAATGGTAGTATAGATCAATCATTAGTAACTGATGCTGATCTTCTTAGTTTGACTCAAGCAGGTTGGCCAGTAGTAGCCGGTCTTTATTTCAGCGAAGATGGTACTCCTATTGGGGGATAATCATGTTCTCTACCAGTTCATCGTCAGATAAGAAAACTGAAAAGTTTTTAGAATTTTTAAAGACGGACAGGATGTTTGGTAGTTTACCAGCTTATGCACGTCGAGGTGTAGATGCTCTTTCAAGAGCTACTCCTGTAGATACTGGTAGAGCAGCAAATTCATGGAGTTATGATATTGTTCATAAAAGAGGTAATCATACAATATATTGGCTTAACACTGATATAGAAGGTGGCGTAAATGTCGCTGTCCTTATTCAGTATGGGCATGGTACTGGAACCGGCGGGTATGTTCCAGGAAGAGATTATATAAATCCAGCAATGAGACCTATATTTGATGAATTAGCCGATGTCGTTTGGAAGGAGGTGCAAAATGGCTAGTGTTGATGAACGTGTTGTCAGGATGGAATTTGATAACGCTTCCTTTCAAAGAAAAGTAGACCAAACTCTTTCTAGTCTTGGCCAACTTGACAAGGCTATGAAAATGGAGGGTGCTCAAAAAGGTCTTCAAAGCGTTAGTGATACTGCTAGTAAATTTAGTCTTGGCGGCATAGCAGAGGGCGTTAAGCACGTTGGTGCTGGTTTCTTAGGTATGGCCACAATTGGTGTTACTGCTCTTTCTAATATAACGAATAAAGCGGTTGATGCTGGAATTAAACTTGTTAAATCTCTTGCATTTGACCAAATTAATGCTGGTTTTAAAGAATATGAAATGAGTATGAATTCAATTCAGACTATTTTGGCTAACACTGGGGGTAAATCTACTCTTGGTGATGTCAATAAAGCTCTGGACCAACTGAATACATATGCAGATAAGACCATTTATAATTTCGGTCAAATGACCAAGAATATTGGTACTTTCACTGCTGCTGGTGTTGATTTGCAGACTTCTGTTTCATCAATTAAAGGTATAGCAAACCTTGCTGCTATATCTGGTTCTAGTGCAGATCAAGCATCAACTGCTATGTATCAGCTATCTCAAGCTATTGCATCTGGATCATTAAAACTTCAGGACTGGAACTCAGTCGTTAATGCTGGAATGGGTGGGAAAGTATTTCAGAATGCTTTGTTTGAATCAGGCAAAGCTATGAAGACGCTTAAGAATGTTCCTATGGGGCAGACATTTGATCAATGGACTAAATCCGGTCATAATTTTAGAGAATCACTTAAAGATGGTTGGGTTAATGCTGAAGTCTTAACAACAACTCTTGGCGGTGTTTCTGGAGAATTGACCGATGCTCAGCTTGCAGCTAAGGGTTTCTCAAAAGATGCTATTAAGAATCTGCAGAATTTAGGTAAAACTGGTGTAGATGCAGCTACGAAAGTTAGAACACTTACTCAGCTTGTTGATACGACCAAAGAAGCTATTGGTTCTGGATGGTCTGAGTCGTTTAGAATAATACTTGGTAACTTTGACCAAGCTACTAATTTATTTACCGGACTCAGTAATGCCATTAATAAATTCGTTGATAAAATGTCTGCTGCTCGTAATAAATTGCTTCAAGGGTGGAGTGATCTTGGTGGAAGAACGCTCTTACTCCAATCACTTGGTAAAATGCTTCAAAACATTGGCGCTATTTTAAAGCCTATTGGTCAAGCTTTCCGAGAATTATTTCCACCAATGACTGCAAAAGGTCTTATGGATTTGACTAAAAGTTTTGCGGCTTTTGTTGATAAGTTGAAGCCTAGCCAACAAACAATAGGCAATATAAAACGTATATTTGAGGGATTCTTTTCAGTATTGAGAATTGGTTGGGATCTAATTAAAGGTGGAGTTAAACTTGTAGCAACGCTAGTTGGTGCACTTACTGGTCTTGGTAGTGGTCCAATTCTTGCTGGAGTAGCAAACATTGCTGATTTCTTTACTAAATTGCAAAAGAATGTTCTTTCTAGTGATAATATTAAGAAATTCTTTAGTGGCATAGGTGAAGCTATTAAAACTGTTGCTGGGCTTATTACAGATCTTAAAGATAAGATTGTTGGTTTCTTTTCAAAGAGCCCAGTTGATAAAACAACCCCAGGCATTGATAGAGTTGCTTCAAGATTTGAAAATCTTAAGAACATACTGTCTAAACTAGGTGGTCTTTGGGACCCATTTTTAAGAGCTATGGAAAAAGTTGGAAGTGCTCTTGGAACTGCTTGGAAAGCCATTGCTGGATTCTTTTCCGATCTTGGAAAGAATATTGCCGACGCACTAAAAGGAGGAGATTGGAACGCAGTATTTGATGCGATTAATACCGGTCTTCTTGGCGGAATTGCGTTGCTTATTGCTAGGTTCCTTAAAGGTGGAATTAACATTAATGTAGCAGAAGGCCTTATGGGAAGCATTAGTGGTTCATTCGACCAACTTACTGGCGTTCTTCAGGCAATGCAGACTAAGATTAAAGCCGATGCGTTGATGAAAATTGCTCTTGCAATAGGGGTATTGACCGCATCTGTTGTTGTACTATCTTTAATTGATTCTGCCGCATTAACTAAATCATTGGCAGCTATGGCAGTTGGTTTTGGTGAACTTATGGGTGCATTTGCACTTCTTAATAAGATATCAAGTGGTCCTAAAGCTGCTGCTTCGTTTGATATGATTGCTGCTGGTATGATAGGTATGTCTACAGCAGTTCTTATACTTGCTGGATCAGTTAAAATTCTTGGTGACATGGACTGGGAATCATTAGGAAGAGGCCTTGGAGGAGTTCTTGCTCTGCTAGGAATAATGGTTGCCACGGCGCTTCTTCTTGAAGGAAAGACGGCTACTTTAATTGCAGCGGGGCTTGGTATTACTGGAATGGCAACGGGAATAGCTATTCTGGCTGGAGCTGTAAAACTATTTGGAGACATGTCTTGGACGTCAATGGGTAAAGGCATAGCAGGAGTGGCGGGCGGACTTCTTATTATTGCTGCTGCAATGAAACTCATGCCTCTAACAATGCCACTTATTGGTGCTGGATTGTTAATGGTTGCTATTAGCTTGGGTATTCTAGCTAAAGCAATGAAATCTATAGCCAAAATGTCTTGGGGAGAGATTGGTAAAGGTTTGGCTGGTATTGCAGGCGCATTGCTGGCAATTGGGTTGGCAATGAACATAATGCCTTCAAATATGATACTTACGGCTGCTGGATTGCTTCTTGTAGCTATTGCATTGCAAGGTATAACTAAAGCTTTAGCAGCGGTTGGAGGACTATCTTGGGGAGAGATTGCTAAAGGTCTTGTTGGTATTGCTGGATCTTTGGCAATTCTTGCAGTAGCTCTATATGCTATGTCAGGAACTCTTCTTGGCGCAGCTGCTTTGACTGTTGCTTCAGCGGCGTTGCTTATTCTTGCAGGAGTTCTCAAAGTATTTGCTGGGATTGGTTGGGGAGATTTGCTTCATGGGCTTCTTGCGCTTGCTATAGCATTAGCAGCAATTGCTCTTGCTTCTATGGCTCTTTCTCCTGCAGTTCCTTATATTCTCGCTTTAGGCATAGCTTTGGGAGTTCTTGGTGGAGCGTTTGCTCTATTTGGTGCAGGTGTATTCCTGGTTGCTAAAGGCATGGATATGCTTGCTCAATCAGGAGTACGAGGATCAAAAGCCTTTGTGAAAACTCTTGAGAATATGGGTAAAGCAATCCCCGCTTTTCTTAAAGGATTTCTTGCTGGATGGACCGAGATAGTCACGATGCTTCTTAAAATGGTCCCAGGTATAGTAAAAGTTTTGTTATCTCTCCTTTCAAGTTTACTTGATGGACTCAAAACATTGATTCCTAAAGCCGCAGCGGTTATAGGTCAACTTATTACCAGCATCCTTGATTTGATAAAGACAAAGATTCCAGAATATGCTCGTGCTGGTCTTGAAATGCTTCTTGGGCTTCTTCAAGGTATTCGAGATAATATCGGTCAAATTGTAACTGTAGTTGGCGAAATAGTAACGAATTTCTTGAATGCGCTTTCTACTCAACTTGCTAATATTGTTCAATCAGTAGCTAATCTTATTATTACCCTCTTTACCAATGTAGCAAACGCTGTTGGTAAAGTTGCTGGTACTTTGATGTTTGGTATTGGCATAGCCTTTATTAATGGATTTATGCAAGGAATTCTTGGAGCACAACCAGGTGTAACTAAATGGTTTACCAGTTTGGCCGGAAACGTTCTTAAATGGATTGGGAATATAGCTGGTACGCTTATAGGTAAAGGTAGAGATCTTCTGTCTGGACTTCTTAACGGCATTTCTGCTGGATCAACAAATGTTATAAACTGGTTCCGCCGTCTTGCTGGAAATGTTCTAAGTTGGGTTGGTAATCTTCTTGGAACACTGGTTGGTAAGGGTAGAGATGTTATATCCGGTTTATATAATGGCATGGTTGGCGCTATTGGTGGAGTATCTGGTTGGCTTTCTCGTTTGGGTGGAAATGTTATTTCTTGGGTTGGTAATGCTATTGGTTGGCTTGCTGGTAAGGGTCGTGACATCATACAAGGTATGTATAATGGATTGACCGGCGCTTGGGGAATGATAACAGGTTGGCTTAGTGGAATTGGTAGTCGTGCAGCAGGCGCTGTTGGTAATTTAGGTGGTATTCTTACTGGTGCTGGTAGAAGTATTATGGACGGTTTGTTGAGTGGCATAACAGACGCCTGGAATAAAGTTGCAGGGACTCTTAGTGGTCTAGCTGACAAGATTAAGAGTCTTAAGGGGCCTCCTAAGAAAGATGCCAAGATTCTTGTTGAAAACGGAATGCTTATAATGCAAGGTCTTCAACAAGGCATAGAAGACGAATGGGATAACGTTGCTAATTGGCTGAGTTCCATTGACCCAGCCGCTGAGCTTGACAAAAACATTGGCGATCGTATGTCTAATGTTCTAAATTCAGCGATTACTGATATGGTTAGTCAACTTGAGACAATGCCAGAGATGAGCCCGACAATAACCCCCGTTCTTGATTTAACTGACGTTGCTAAAGGTGCTCAACAAATTTCTGATTATATTTCGGCAAATCAAACGGTTACTCCAAAAGCTTCATATGCACAGGCACGAACAATCGCAACTAGTACTTCTACTCAAGCAGATTCAACGGCAGTAACAGACGCTGCAACTAGTGCTATTAAGTTTGAACAAAATATTTATGCTCCAACACAGCTATCTACGAGTGACATCTATAGGAATACTCGTAATCAAATTACGATGGCTAAACAGGAGTTGAGTATCCCATGAAAGTCTCGGATATAAGCATATATTCCAACGACATAGAAACCGTTTCTTTTAGTTTGAGTCAATCAGATCCAAAATCTCAGTTTATGGTTCGAGATATGGCTGGATTAGATAGTGAAGAATTAATCCCAAGGTTTTATGGATTTGGCGCACAAACAAAAACCAAATTCTATGATTTTGTGATGAAACCAAGAAATATTGTTATTCGATTCGTTTTAAACCCCCGCTTCAATCTTGACGAATCATATTCTGATATACGTGACTCCTTGTATAGATCGATATCTTCCGTAAGAAGTGGACTAGTTTATCTGCATTTTAACTCCGGGGGGTCTACCGTAGCAAGGATCTCAGGGTTTATTACTAAATTTGAAGTTCCATATTTTACTCCATTACCTGAAGTACAAATTTCAGTAAGATGTGATGATCCTGTGTTTAGAGGAATTAACCCAGTATCTTACTTAGCTCCTAGTCTTAAAACAAATAATCCAATTATCGTTCCAGATAGCATATCTACAGCTCCTCACGGATTCTCATTTCAATTAACGTTTAAAGCAGCTACACCGCAACTTACAATTCAAGATAAAGAAACTAATCCAGAGTGGTTGTTTAAAGTCATTCCTTCTGGCGGGTTTCTTGTTGGGGATATTCTTAATTTCTCAAGTGATTATGTTAACAAACAACTGTATCTCACTCGTGGTGGAGTAATTACATATTTGGTCGATAAGATTACCCCAGATTCAATTTGGCCAACTATATTCCCAGGAGTAACTACGCTTTACTTCTTAGAAATTTCTAATTTCGATTGGAATAAAATAGAGTATTACCCAACGTTTTGGGGGGTGTAATTTGAATTTATTTAAATATTTAACTACAACTGATCCAACAATTCTTGACCAAGGGCAAATGTTTAAAAATCCTAAGAGCATTATGTGGGCTGAACGTTATAGAGACCCCGGTGAATTTGAATTAGTTGATACTCTTAGTTCAGGACTTAAAGACATATTACCAATTGGAACCTTAATTTCACATTACGGTACTCTTGAAGTAATGTTTGTCGAGAATCATGAAATTGAAGATACTAAAGATGCAGATCCAACTATAAAAATTACTGGAAGATCTCTAGAAGCATATTTGGAGAATCGTATAGTTGGAACACATCTTATTCGTAATAACCCCGTTATTGGAGCTGGGTATAACTTAGCTGCTTCTAATACTTGGAATCAAGCTGTACTGTTAATTAATGATCATATTAACAGTAACATTCACATTGACGATAATTTCGGTAATATGGTAGCAAGTTCAGCTGTGAGCGGTGCTACTGGAGTTAGTGAAGCACGACTTCTTAAATATGGCCCACTTGATAAAGCTGTTTTAGAAATTCTTGCTATTGATGACATAGGAATCAAAGTTATTCGTAGGAATCCATTTAATGTTCCTGGTGGAAGCGCTACTCAAACTGTGTTTTGTGTGCATAATGGTACAAATAGATCTAATAGTGTTATATTAGCTTGGCAAGGAGGAGATCTCGATACAGCTGATTATTTATGGACAGATAAACCATTAAAAAATTCAGCTATGATTATTGGGCGATATGTGAATACTTTTGTAGATACTGCTGGAATAACTAAATGGAATCGTAAAATTATGACTGTTTCTGCAGATGATATTGATGGATACTTAAGTGCTGCTCCGTCTGGGGCTACTTTGAACAGTATTATTGCACAAATGCAAACTAGAGGAAGACAGGCGTTACAAAATCAGAACCGTCTTACTATTACAAGGTCAGATATTTCAAATTTGTCCAAATATCAATATCGAACAGACTATAATATTGGTGATTTAGTTTCTTTAGATGGAAATTTTGGTCAAATTGCAACCATGAGAGTTATTGAATATGTAGAGATTCAGGATGAAAATGGAGAAAGCCATCATCCAACGTTTTCACTTCCTGGGCTGCCTTCAACTGCTATATTGTATGAAACAGCATGATCTATATAATTTTAATCATAATAATAATCATAATTACGCCTATAACACAGATATATTTGATAAAACGTAAATTTAAGCCTGTTGGACAAATTATAATTACAGAAAATAACGGAAAAAAACTCTTTTCTTTAGAATTAGCTAGAAATCCAGACGAAATCGCAAATATGAAAACAATTATCTTCGAAGTTGTAAATGAGACAACAGATCCTTTCGCAGAATAAACAATTATTATAATGGAGACTATGAAAGGAATAATAATGTTTGAGAGATTTCGTAAGAAGAAGACTTCGATTCTGGATGAGCCAATTGGCAATATTTTGACTCAAATGAACAAGATTGAACCGGGTTCTAAGGAATATACGGTGATGGTCGACCAGTTGGAAAGATTGACTAAAGCTAGGGCTGAAGAAGCTCGGCCACAAGTCAATTCGGACACATGGGCGATTGTTGCTGGAAATCTTTTAGGAATTCTGATCATCGTGGCATATGAGCAGAAGCATGTCATGGTATCGAAGGGATTGGGGTTTGTCATCAAACCGAGAGACCCTCATATTTGAGCCCAGACGTAGCGAACAGCACGGGAGTTGTGAAAATTACACAGCTCCTGTGTTTTTCGCATTTTTTATCTTTTTTCTTCGAAAACCGTCCTCTACGTTGCCTTCTAAGACTCTGAAAATTTAAAAATGGGTAATAGTACCTGGAAAAATAAGCAAAAAAATTCCCGGGGGGAGATTTCTGAAAAATTAGTTCGCAATTTAAACAAGCATTATAATGGAGACTATATTTGAAAGGATTAATGAAATGCTTAAGAATCGCAGCATTCAAGTGGACTTAGTGAAAAAAGGTAACACAAAGGATGATGAAACGGAGCAACCACAAATTGGATTCGAGGATAAGGCTAAGGTAATTAGCGGAGTCATTGAGACCAGTGTGAAGAAGGTTGGTCTGGTTGTATGCGCCTATGTGCTTTTAGACACAGTACGCAAAGTTGCGGTGGCATCACTAACACAATAATAGCTTCAAAGGAGAGTCAGCAATGATTCTCTTTTTCCATTTTATTCGTATAATTTACAACGATTATAATGGAGAGAAAGGAATAATAATGGATTATAACAATTATAAAGAGTGGAGAATTGAACTACAAAAACTTCAAAAAGAGTTTGAAGAGTTTGATAACAACTTCGAGTTCGATGGAACTGAAGAGACTTATCAGACTTTCAAGCAAGAGCGTGAAGTATTTGTACAGAAGTTGGAAGCTCATTATCAACTTGAGAAGACATTTAGAGCCTAATCTAAAAAGGAGAGCCACAACGGTTCTCTTTTTCCATTTTATTCGCAAAATTTACAACGCATATAATGGAGACTATAAAGGAGAATTAATGTTTAAGAACCTAATTTCAAAAGTCTTTAACAAAGAGAGTAATATTGAGAACGTAATCGTTTCAGATGATGAAGTTACCTTGAAGGCGCTTTGCGCTTATCGGGATAACCTTATCGTCTCACCGATGTGTGTTTGGGATGAACTCGAACTTGTTGAAGCCGCAATTGATAAAGTTTGGAACAGGATGCCCGTAAGGTCATAAAGCTAAGGCCCCTACAAGGGCTTTAGTTTTTCTTCGCAAGATTTACAACGCATATAATGAGAGATTACTATTAAGGAGTAATAATGGAAGATGTTGTCGTTGAGAAGACCACAAGCATCTGGAAGAAGAAGCAAGGCGATCTCACCGTTGGTGATCAGCTCAAAGTTGTTGGTATGACAGGCGTAATTGGCATTGTCGTACCGGTAGCGATTGGAGCTGTTACTTATGGTGCAGTCACATTGTATGACAAATACCAGACGCGGCGTGAGAATAAGAAGAACAACAAAGCCGAAGTTATTAAGCCCGTAAGTGCTTAAATGATAAGGAAGTACCTACCAAGGTATTTCCTTTTTTTTCATGATCTTTCATGTTCGCAAAAAAAACAACGCTTATAATGAAGAGAGCATCTCGCAGGAGGATCGAGCTAGGTTCGTAAGAACCGATGCGGCCCAACGAAAGGCGGGGTAGCCTGCGATCCATCTCTTCATTTTTTTCAGTTCGCAAAAAAAACAACGCTTATAATGAGAGGAAGCGAAGCCAGCTTTTTGGCATTCAGCCAAACTCAGAGAAATCTGAGCTTCTCATAATATTTTTTGAAAGGAGTTTATTTATGGTCGATACTAATTATTATGTTTATCAAATGCCTAAGAGGAAGCGTTACGGCTTTTTAAAATTTATCGTTGATGTTCTTTTAACATGCATTACTGGTGGATTCTGGCTGATCTGGATTTTTGTAAGGGAGATGCGGAAAGCACGATGAGTAAACTGTCTCAATTCAGCGGAAGTGTTTTAAAGAACATAAAGGCTAATTCTCCTCTTATTTTCTCTGTTGCTGCTGGAGTTGGGACGTTAACTACTGCGTTTTTGGTAGCAAAAGCTTCGTTCGATGCAGCTAATATGATCCGGGAGCAAGAAGAGAAAAATGCCCCGGCGGTTAATCCAAGAGAACGCCTAAAGGAACGAACGCAACTTGTCTGGAAAGTCTATATTCCACCGGCAATTTCCACAGTTTCTACGATTGTGTGCATCGTTGGTGCTAAACGAATGGAAACCAAAAAAACAATTGCCGCTAACGCTCTACTCGCTTTCACAGAACGAGCATATTCTGATTATCGAAGCAAGGTGGTTGAAGAGTTCGGTCCAAATAAAGATCGATCCATTCGAGATAAAGTGGTCGCCGAACAGGTAGAAATTAAGCCCCCTCCTTCTCAAGATGTACTAGTAATAGGCCCAGGTAACGTTTTATGCTGTGAAATGTTTACAATGAGATATTTTGCTTGTGATATGGAGAAATTAAGGAGATCCGTAAACGAACTTAATTCTAAATTATTGAAACATGATTACGCTACGCTTGATGATTTCTATTATATGATAGGTCTTCGACAAACTACGGCATCAAATAATATTGGTTGGACTTCAGATAAACTAATGGAATTAACATTTTCAACAGCATTAACTGAAGATGGTCGTCCTTGTATCACATTTGAATATAATTATACCAAAACACTATAAAGGAATTAAAATGGACAACAAAATCAAGGCTCTTATCGTTATTATCCTCCTCATTCTGGCCAGCATTATCACAGCTGTAATCAAGAACCACGAGTAATTCGCAAAAATTACAATCATTATAATGAGAGAACACTTAAAGGAGTGATTGTAATGGTTGAAGTGATCGCAAAGACTGCGTCGTCAATGCCCATGAAGCACAAGCTTGCAAAGCTCGTTCTCGGCACTGTTGCCGGGTTCGCAGTTAGCGGGTTGGTGGAAAAGGGGTATGATGCGGCGTATGAGTGCATCAAAAACAAGAAATTCATCACCAAGTGAATCATAAAGGAGGTACCTAGCAAGGTATTTCCTTTTTCTTTTACTAGAGAGGTAAAATGTTCAAGCGAGACGTCACCTATGAAGATTTTGATGGGGATAAAGTAACTGAAACATTTTATTTCAATCTTACCAAAACCGAGCTTATAGAACTTGAAGTAGAATATAAAGGCGGTTTGAAAGAAGCGCTTGAACGAATCATTAAGGCACAAGACAATAAAATGTTGGTTGCTGAATTCAAACGAATCGTTCTTTTAGCTTATGGTATCAAGTCTGATGATGGTAAGAGATTTGTTAAGAGCAATGCTCTAAGAGAAGAGTTTTCTCAAACAGCGGCTTATGATGCATTATTTATGGAATTAGCCATGGATTCTGATTCAGCAGCGGCATTTATAAATGGAATAGTCCCTAAAGACTTCGCAAAGGAGATAGAGAAGGCAGCTGCTGGTAACGGTTCACCTCCTGCAATCATGCCAAAAGCGCCAACAGGATAATATGGACTATACAGGTAACACCAATAAAGATAGAGATAAAGAAAAAATACCAGAAAAGAAAATTGAAAAGGTTGTTACCGGAGAAGTCATAAACAAACCAAAACCAGTTGGTAGAAAATTTAAAGATATTTTCTTTGGTGGTAACCTAACAACTGCTAGTAAATTTGTAATAGCAGATATTTTTTATCCAGCTCTTAGAAACCTAGTTTGGGATATGATAAGTGAAGGATCCAAACGAGTTATATTTGGTGAGGGAAGAGCTCCTTATCATAGACCATTCGAATATCGTCCTCGAGTATCTTATAATAACCCAATTCAAACAAGATCATATAGCTCGTATTCATATCCTAGAGATCCTAGAGATCCTAGAGATAGAGCTAATCTTCCAGATCAACCTAATCGTTGGAGACCAGAAAGACCTAATAACGTTAATGAAATTATCTTAGCAAATAAATCAGATGCTGAAAATGTAGTCGAAGGGCTTATTGATATTATCGAAAAATATGAAGTTGCCTCGTTAGCTGATTTGTACGATCTTATTGGATTACCAACATCACCGGTAGATAATAAATGGGGTTGGACATATTTGCGTAACATCGAAATCCGGCAAGTTCGTGATGGATATTTGATCGATCTTCCACAATTGGAGGCAGTATGAAACTAGTACCGACATCGGTAATTACTAAATTAAGTAGGCAGTTGTTAATCGTTAAGAAGAATTCTCCTCATATTTTCTTTGCTGCTGGTGTTGCCGGAACACTTACAAGTACCGTTTTGGCTTGTCGTGCAACATTGAAACTTTCAGCTACTCTTGACGAAATTCAAAAAGATATTGAAATTTTAAAGCCTAAAGAAACTATACTACTTCCTAATAACCATACTTCCGAAGTTGTTACTGGTGAAGATGCAGTAGTTCAACATACAAAAACAATTTATGCTTATGGCCATGCTAGTTTTAAAATTGTAAAGCTTTATGGGCCATCAGTTCTTATAGGTGTTGCTTCAATTGGACTTCTTACTGGGTCTCATGTTCAATTGACTCGACGAAATAGCGCTTTAATCGCAGCATATGCGGCTGTTCAAAAGGCGTATGATGATTATCGAGATAGAGTTCGTGAAGAACTTGGAGCTGAAAGAGAACTCGATATTTATCATGCGGCAAAGACTGAAGTTGTTACCGACGCTGATGGTAATACGCAACTTGTTAAAGTTGTAGATCCGAACAAATATTCCCCCTATGCAAAATTCTTTGACGAGTATTCTGATAATTGGAAAAGAGATTCTGAATTGAATCGCATGTTTATTCAATGTCAGCAAAACTTTTTGAATAATCGTCTTCTAGCATATGGGCATGTGTTTTTAAATGAAGCATATGATGCTCTTGGTGTACCAAGATCTAGTGCCGGAGCCGTCGTTGGATGGTTAAAAGACAGTGATGGGGATGGTTATATCGACTTTGGTATATTTGAGGCCTTTAATTCTAGATTTGTGAATGGAACTGAGCAAAGTATATTGCTCGATTTTAATGTTGATGGAGTCATTTACGATAAGATTTAAAGGAGGCTCATGCGGGTTCAATTAAAAAGTTGGGTGCTTCCAACCGGCGTAGGCGTTGCATCGTTTTGCGCCGGTGTTGGAGCTGGATATTTCTTACACAAGTATGTACTAAGAAAAAAAATTGAAAGAATAAACAGAGAACCAGTAAGTGCGCAACTTAAACTCGATTTCGAACGAGTTGAAATGGATATAGGAAATGAAGATATTCCATCTGTTATATTTCCTGAAATAGATGAATCAGTAAGCAACCATCCATCCAATGGACCACAAAATATCGACCTAATTCCAATAAGAATAGATGAAGATAATGAGCAAATCGTGATACATATTTTCCCAGACGAAGATGATGATTGGGATTATGATGAAGAAGTAAAAAATAGAGGTCCTGATCATCCTTACATAATTCATAGAGATGAGTATTTCTCTAACGAAATGGATTATCGACAAACGACCATTACATTTTATGAAGGCGATCAAATCTTGTGCGACGAACAAGATGCTCCAATTTATAATCCAGAGAAAATTGTTGGTGTACTTAGATTTGGTCATGGTTCTCAAGACGTTAGTATTTGTTATGTTCGAAATGAACGTCTAGAAGCCGAATATGAAGTTTTAATTGATCATGGATATTATCAAGAAGAAGTCTTAGGTGCTGAAGTTGGTAAAGATATTGATATAAGACATTCTATTCGTATCCCAAAGTTTAAACGAGAATAAACATGAACGAGCCTCTTGAAAACGCATATTTTAAGTGGCTCTGCGCAAAGGTTATACAGCCACAACAACCCAGTACTCCGTCGCTAACTTATTGGAAATTATTGCATATTCTTCATAGTACAGAATTTGTATGGATTTTGCGTGGTGATGATAATAGAGCCGAAGATGGTGTAGAACTAAGAGGCGAATTTATATTTGAGTCAAAACTCAAAGCCCCTCCTGATTGGAGAGCTATTGGATGTTCTCTTTTGGAAATGCTCATAGCTTTTTCTAGAAGAGCTGAATTTACAACTGGCACTCCAGCAAGAGAATGGTTTTGGGAATTCATAGATAACTTGCATCTTAGTTTTCTAAATGATGGCGCAGAATTCAATGAAGAAGATGTTGAAGATATTCTAGATGGGTTTGTTTGGAGAACTTATAATACGAACGGTGAGGGTGGTATACTCCCACTTAATAACCCCCCTAAAGATCAAAGACGTGTCGAAATCTGGTATCAATTCTCCGAATATCTTGTAGATAGAAACAAAATCGCTTGAAACGATAGGGGGTGATGTGGACTTCTACCGAATTAAAGTAAAGGAGACTAAAGGCATCCCACAAGCATACCCAGATTGGATTGTAGATAACGTTGATGATCTAATGATTAGAGGAGGATCTTTCTACGCTGTCTGGGATGAGAATCTTGGTATGTGGTCCACTAATGAATTTGATGTCAGAAGACTTGTAGATAACGATATACATGACTTTGTGGAAGATTCTAGAATTAAAGGTGCTGTCCTAGAACCGCTTTATACTAGAAATTTTAGTAGTGGTAGTTGGGAAAGATTTAACAAGTTTGTACGAAATTTACCACATAATAGTAGTTATCAGCAATTAGATGAACATATAACCTTTGCCAACACAGAAACTAGAAAAAAAGATTACGTAAGTAAAAAACTTCCATATTCTCTAGAACCTGGTAAAACCGATTGTTGGGATGAGCTTCTAGGAGTTCTATATTCTCCTGAAGAACGAGACAAAATAGAGTGGGCTATAGGAGCAATTGTATCAGGAGATTCACGCTGGATTCAAAAGTTTCTTGTATTCTATGGCCCACCGGCAACAGGTAAATCTACTGTAATTAGTATAATAGAAAAATTGTTTGCTGGCTATGTGGCAACGTTTGAAGCCAAAGCATTGACAAGCAGCAACGGTACGTTTGCAATGGAGTCATTTGAAAGCAACCCGCTAGTAGCAATTCAGCACGATGGTGATTTATCAAAAGTTGAGGACAACACAAAGCTCAATTCTATTGTTGGTCACGATTCGATGAATATTAATGTAAAATATAGATCAGCTTTCACGATAAGACCCAATGCTTTCGTAGTGGTTGGAACAAACAAACCAGTAAAAATCTCCGACGCAAAATCTGGAAATACAAGACGACTTATTGATGTTCATCCTACTGGCGTAAAGATTGAACCAAATAGATATCATATTCTCATAGAAAATATAAAATATGAGCTAGGCGCTATAGCATTCAAATGTTTGCAAAGATATCGTGAAATGGGTAAATTCTATTACGAAAATTATCTTCCTACAAAAATGATGATGTTGACTGATACATTTTACAACTTTGTGGAAGCATATTTCGATGTATTCAAATCGCAAGATGGAATTCAACTTAAACACGCATGGGATTTATACAAGCAGTATTGTGAAGAAGCAAACATTGTTAAACGTCTTCAGTATCATGAAGTAAGGGATGAATTATGTAGTTATTTCGCAGAACTTAAGGATCGGCATGTTATGGGGGAAAAAGAATACAGAAGTGTTTATATTGGGTTTAAAGGATTGCCAGAACAAGGCCCAACCCCATTTATACCAGATACTTCGTATGTAATTGAATTATCAGATTATGATCCGATTTATTATGATTCTGCATTTAATACTTTATATCCTGATCAACCTGCACAATTAGCAAAAGATAGTGGATATCCTAGATATAAATGGGAGAAAGTACAAACCGTCTTAAAAGATATTGACACAACTGAGCTTCATTTTGTAAAGGTTCCAGAACAACATATAGTTATTGATTTCGACTTAGTAGATGAAGATGGGGAAAAAGATCTTGAGAGGAATATAGAGGAGGCTTCTAAATTTCCCCCCACTTACACAGAACTTAGTAAGAGTGGTAAAGGAATACACCTTCACTATATTTACTCGGGTAATGTTCATGATTTGAATCCAATTTATGATGTTGGTATTGAGATTAAAACTCTTTTGGGTGATAGTTCGCTACGAAGAAAATTGACAAAATGTAACAATCTTGAAGTAGCTACTTTGACGGGCGGACTTCCGAAAAAGGAAACTAAAAAGATGATTGAAACCAAAAGTATTCAAAGCGAACGTGGGCTTCGTGAGTTAATTGAAAGAAATCTTCGAAAGGAGATTCATCCAGGAACGAAACCATCGATTGATTTCATTCATCATATTTTAGAAGAAGCTTATAATGATGGGCTAAGTTATAATGTTGAGGATATGCGGCCAATCGTATTAGCATTTGCAGCAAAAAGTACAAACCAAGCTCTGGCATGTATAAAGCTTGTCCAAACGATGAAATTTGTTGGAAAAGATAACATGCCAGAAATTGATACTGATGATAAACCTATTATCTTCTTTGATGTTGAAGTATACCCAAATTTGTTTATACTGTGTTGGAAATATCAAGGATCGCCGACAGTTGTTAGAATGATTAATCCAACAGCCGATGATATAGCGCCGTTATTTAATCAGAAACTTGTTGGGTTTAACAATCGTCGATATGATAACCATATTTTATATGGACGATACATGGGGTACAGTCTCGAGGAATTGTTTAACCTAAGCCAGAGAATTATATTTGGGGATAATAGAAATCAAGACGGTATGTTCGGTGAAGCATACAATATTTCCTATGCTGATATTTATGATTTTATAGCTACGCCTAAGAAAGGTTTGAAGAAGTTTCAAATAGAGCTTGGAATTCACCATCTTGAATTGGATTTAGCATGGGATGAACCAGTTCCAGAAGGTGTGTGGGAGAAAGTAGAAGAATACTGTGTTAATGATGTCATAGCAACAGAAGCAGTATTCGAATATAAAAAACAAGATTTTGTAGCCCGTCAAATCTTGTCTGAACTATCTGGACTATCAGTTAATCACACTACGCAGCAACATACTGCTAAAATTATATTTGGAGACGACAAGAATCCACAGAGACAGTTTGTCTACACGGATCTAAGTATAGAGTTTCCAGGTTACCAATTTGATGGAAAGGAAAGCACTTACTGTGATGAAGTCACAGGTGAAGGTGGTTACGTTTATTCCGAGCCTGGTTTTTATACCAACGTTGCGCTTCTGGATGTTGCGAGTATGCATCCGACCAGTATCGAGCGCCTCAATCTCTTTGGCCCTTATACCAAAAACTTCACTGCCCTTACGGAAGCTCGCATGGCGATCAAGCATAAAGATTACGACAAAGCCAGAAGTTTATTTGACGGTAGACTCGCTAGGTTTCTTGAGCGTGCTGAAGACAACCCTAAAAGTGCTGATCAACTTGCGTACGCTCTCAAAATCGTCATCAATATCGTATACGGCCTTACGAGCGCTCGCTTTGAAAATCAATTCAGAGATTTACGAAACAAGGATAATATTGTAGCTAAACGTGGCGCTTTATTCATGATAGATTTACGGCATGCCGTTCAAGACAGAGGTTATCAAGTTGCGCATATCAAAACGGACTCTATTAAAATACCAAATGCAACCCAAGATATTATTGATTTCGTCATCCAATTCGGACGAGATTACGGCTATACTTTTGAACATGAAACAACCTATGACAGATTCCTTCTTATCAACGATGCGGTATATGTCGCGAGTGTTAATGGTGGCTGGAGTGCTGTCGGGGCTCAATTCCAAGAGCCTTACGTATTCAAAGAACTCTTTTCGCACGAACCGTTGGAATTCGACGATCTCTGCGAAGTCAAATCAGTTACTCAAGGATCCATGTATCTAGGTCCTGAAGACGAAGATCAAAACGAATTGACTGGTCTACGACATGTAGGTCGTACTGGAAGTTTCATGCCAGTCAAATATGATGGACATTCTTTGTGGAGAGTTAAAGATGGGAAGCGATATCACGTTTCTGGAACAAAGGGTTACCAGTGGATTGAACGTGATTTAGCAAAATATCGTGAATCAATAGATGAGCTTCATACCGATATGGAATATTTCGATAAATTGAAGAAAGATGCTATAAGATCAATTGAACGATTTGTTCCCTTTGAGGAACTTGTGTCGTGAGTGATTATGAACTTGCCAGATTAGATGTAAACGCTGGTGTAAATTACGCTGGAGTTGGCGTCGTTAGTATATCAGCTCATTCAAAATTTGGGAGTGTAATTACAGGTTCATTAACTCCAAATAAAGCACGTGAACTTAGCGGAGTTATTTTACAAGAAGCAGAAACAGCATATTCACTGGACATTCTTTATAGTTTGCTTCGAGATATGCTGGATTTAGATGACGATGTTATTGCTGATTTTATTAAAGCCTTCAAGAAATCTAGGGAGGAATAAATGCCTGAGGAACCAAAGAGCGTTATGATTGAGGATGCTCATATTATCCTACGAAATTTCTCCGGAAGAGAAGGTCCGTACAACAAAGCAGGAATTAGAAGTTTCGGAGTTCTTTTAACAGAACCCGTTGCAGCAGAATTAGATAGAGATGGGTGGAACGTTAAGTACCTAGACCCTCGAGAAGAGGGTGACGAACCCGTGCCATTTTTGCCTATTGGCGTAAGATTTGATATTAGGCCCCCCAGAATAGTTCTTTTGACTGAAGATACTAGAACGCAATTGGATGAAAATTCTTGCGAAGTTATTGACTGGGCGGATATAAAAACAGCTGATTTAATTGCCAGAGGTTATGAATGGGTTGTAAATGGTAAAACTGGAACCAAAGCCTATTTACAGTCTTTATTTGTAACTATTGAAGAGAACGCTTTGGATAGGAAATATGCTATTCATGAAAATTAAATTAGCTACCATACGGGGTGCCAATGCAATTTCAAACATTCGTTCGCAAACCATTTGTTGTCGACGCTATAGAGGTTACGGCAGATAACATAGCTGACGTGGCTAAATATGTAGGCGATTTGAGAGAAGACGAAGATGGTACCGTTTATATTCTTGTAGATCGCCGACTTGTTCCTAATGTTGCACGTGTGTTCCCAGGCTTCTTTATGACGAAGATGGGTAAGAACGTTAGATGTTATTCCAGAAAGATTTTTAAAGATCAATTCATCGTTCAAACCGATGAGATCAAACCTTGGGTAGATTTCATGGCGGGAAATGGCCCCCCGGGTAGTTCGCAATAAAAACATGTATTATAATGAAGAGAATGTATGGCAGAGTCCGTCACAACGGAGCGTCGATAATACCGCGCAGATGATGCTGCGAGTTCTCTTCTTTTCATTTTTAGGAGTAGTCATGAAAATTGTTTATCATTGTTGGTGTGATTTTTGTAAAGAAGAGTCCGAGCAAGATACACCAATGAACTATTGCCCTAATTGTGGTTTGGGCCCACCTGATATTTATTTGTATGTTAACAAATGGAATAAAAGAGGACAGCTTGTGTCGACTGAGCGACGCTAAATAAGTTTTTCTAGTAAAGGAATAATATTATGAGTAATCCAGAAATTCCGGAATCATCAGAAGAAATTGTTGAAGCACTTGTTGCTTCTTTTAAGGAAGTTCATTTCATTGACAACTGTGATGGAACATGTACTATGCGTCTTGTTGTTGGAAGAAATGAAAAAACACAGGAAATAACAACTGTGTTTCAAGCAGATCTTCGTGAGATGCTTGGGGAAATGTTAGAAAATGTAGTTATGAGTGAAAAAATGGCCGAAAACATGGGAACTGCAATAATCATTCCTAACGATCTTCCGGAAGTCGACTGAGCGACGTTAAACAGCTTTAGGCTCAGTGCGTAGGGCGCTAAGGACTTCGGGAAGTTGAGCCTTACCGTCTGTGAGCATGTGTGTAGAGCCCGCCCCTTTCCACCATGCTGGTCAGACCGCCCTAATAGACTGTGAAGGTACACAGAGCGCTATATCTTGATCAGCTATAGTTTAGGTAAACAAAAAACCGCATTCGTGGCACCCAAAAAAAGTAGGTGCCGGAGCTTATGGTGATTATGCTTGCGAATCACTGGCGAAGTATTACACAGCAAGAGTGTAAAGCGAATGGACGCACCTGGGTAAGTGCTAAAACTGCCCCTCTTTTTTTTCCTAGTAGAAAGGAGTGTTATCTGTAACTTGCGGAGTAACATAGAGCGTCCTTTTAGATGGGCGTCCTGAAGAGGTGCTAGATTGGTGGGGTGCGCATACCAGCAGACAGGAACTGTGAACCACGCACATTTTCATGCTAATGCCACTACACAGATACTGGGAAAGGGATTCTGTGGCGGTAGTGCTGTCCGGTCGGGTCGGACCATTGGCAACTATTAAAAGGGGTAATATGACTATACCAACAGACCCAGGAACAGCGCCTAATAACGACGTTGATTACATAAACCACGCTAGCGAAGTTATTGATTCGAGAGACATGGAAGCTCTTGGAAGTAATTCTGCGCAAGACATTGATATGGACCAATTTATCAGGCATCAAGTTTACATTGGTTGGATTCTAGGAGTCGCAAGAAGTAATAATTATTCGCTTAATCATGAAGGCGGTAATCAATTTAGTTTAACTCTAGAAGCATTACAGGGGCATAAATTTTTGATTCCGTATCCACCGGAAGATTGGACGCCATGACTGAACCAACTACTGAAAAATTAGCCCGTGCCTTGGAAGAAGTCAATGCTCCGGCCGTTATGATTATTAGAGCTAGAGCTGGTTATTACGATGATTATAAATCGTCATTAACTTTCCCTGAGATGCAATTACTTTCCGATGCTAGAGCCGCCGGATTGGAATCCATTGCTCAAGGTGTTATAGATGGTAAGTGGGATAGCACTAAAGAAGAATCTGATGAATGGGCAAAAAGCCCCGAGGGTCAAGAAGTGTTTAATCAACTCCTTAAACCTAATCGTCAACAACGACGACACCCTAAAGGAGGGAAATGAGATTTACTTTTGCCGATCTTATGCTTCTTACAATTGCTATTTGTGCGGTATTGATCACTATTAAAATTTACTAGTGAGATTACGCATATCAGTTGACTATCGTAAAGACTTAGTTCACTTATGGTATTACCGAAAAATTTGTGGCGAACATTGTTTGAGTTTTCGTTTACCATTTATCAAAGAAGGTCTTATAGGAAATAAACGTAAAAGAAGAAAGGGATAGCGGTGGCCGAGCTTAATCATGATAAATATATTGTATTCAATCGTAAAGAATTTGTAGAATCTTTAGCAAATAATTCTGATTTTCATGCATTAGAAGACGCTGTTGTTATCCGTCGTCAAGACCTATTCGCTAGTCCTTGTCTTCTTACTTATGCCACAATGATAACTATGGTTGCACAACACCATTCTGATGAAAAAGTAAAAGCAGAACTACAGATTATCGCTGACTATTTCCATAATCAAGGGGTACTAGCTGGAGAAGAAGGCTGGAAACTCCCCACTCCATAATAACTTAAGGAGAGTCATACATTGATTCTCCTTTTTTACATTGTATATAAAAGAAAGGACTTAGCTAAAATGCCTCTAGATTCTGAAGCAGTGCTCTGGGCTTTTGAATACTTCTATCATATGGACGCTGCTAATGCAAAAGTACATTGCGCACCTGTTAAATTTAGCCCAATAACATTTCGACTTCACGAGTATATCTTATCTACATGGAATGAAGAAGAGGATATCACTCAAGAATTGGCAGTAGTAAGAGAACATTTAGGAACATACGATTTAGATCCTGGACGATAATATGAGGGTGGCATGGATATCGACTTGATGGAGCATCAATCTTCTGCAGTAGATTTATTGGGAAATGGAAAAATTTTATATGGAGCTGTTGGCACAGGTAAATCAGCTACAGCCCTGGCTTATTACATGAAAGAAGAAAAGGACCGAGATATTTATGTCATCACCACAGCAAAGAAGCGTGACTCTCTCGACTGGTTGGCTGAGGGAGCCAGATTTGGAATTGGGGCTGAATATTCTGGGACAGTGGCTGGTAGAATTACTATCGACTCCTGGAACAATATTGCTAAGTATAAAAATGAAACTGGAGCGTTCTTCATATTCGATGAACAGCGTCTCGTGGGAAGTGGTAGTTGGGTCAAATCCTTCCTGCACATTGTGCGACGAAACCACTGGATACTATTAACAGCTACGCCTGGGGATACTTGGATAGATTATGCCCCCGTCTTCATAGCAAACGGGTGGTACAAAAACATAACCGAATTCAAGCGAGAACATGTCATTTATGTTCCATACGTAAAATTCCCAATGATTCAGAGATATGTTGGAGAGGCTAAACTAGAGCGTTTACGTAATGAGATTCTTGTGGAGATGACTTACGAGAGCCACACTCAGAGGATCCTGAACTATATTGATGTAGGATATGACCATGAACTATGGGATATGGCCGTACGGAGGCGCTGGCACCCCTATGAGGGCCGTCCTATAAGCGATGTCGGAGAGTTATTTCGTGTAATGAGGAGAATTGCTTACACAGATCCTAGTCGTATAGAGACTCTTAAGATGTTTTTGAAATGTCATCCTAAATTAATCGTGTTTTATACGTTCAATTATGAATTGGATATCCTAAGAACTCTCTCGAACGAAATCACAATTGCCGAATGGAATGGACATAAAAAAGAACCTGTTCCAAATACTGATAGATGGGTATATCTTGTCCAATATACATCTGGTTCTGAGGGATGGAATTGCACAGAAACAGATTCAATGATGTTGTATTCATTGACGTACTCTTACAAGAATTTTGTCCAATCTCAAGGGCGAATTGATAGAATCGACAGCCCTTTTACCAAATTATACTACTACATCTTGATAAGTGACGCACCTATTGATAGAGCAGTGAGAAAGGCATTGTCTGAAAAAAAGTCGTTTAATGAGCGAGAAGAGGCAAAAAAGTGGCATTTTCCGGCAAATAATTTTTGAGTGCCGTATGGTTTGACGGGTAAACGCCGGCTCCTGACCAGGAGAAACATCCATTTACGGCACCCTGGCATTTATTATCTTTATCTTAAGTTATAATAATACTATTGTATATAAATGGATAAATAATATACAAAATTCAAAATAATAAAAAAGTTTTTTGAAATAAATATACGCCGAAATGCCGGAAAAAATTAACTGAAAGTCCCTTATGATTAAAAATCTATTGAAATAGGTAATTCAATGTTAGCACACCCCGAAATTGTTGCAGAAATTAGAAAAACAATTGATGATTTTCCGAATTATGAAGTTAGTAATTATGGAAGATTCTTCAATGTTAGAACCGGAAGAGAAATGAAGTTGTCCCCCACAATGAATGGAGATTTAACTGTTGGTCTTATGAAAGATGGTCATCAGTTTAGGTTTTCAGCAAAAGGAATCGTTGCTAGAACTTTTGTTGAAGGAGAAAACGAATTATTCAATACACCAATATTGTTAGATGGAGATAAACTAAATTTACATGTAGATAACATAGTATGGAGGCCTAGGTGGTTTGCATGGCATTACACAAGACAATTCTTTAATGTTCCAAATTGGTATTTTTATGGTCCTATTGTTGATCGAGCTACTTTAAGAGAATATAGAAATTATATTGAAGTTGCTATGACCCATGGACTTCTTTGTCAAAACATTATGGAATCTATTTATAATGGTCTCTTAACTTTCCCCACTCATCAAAAATTTGCTTATGTTGTCTAAAATATACAAAGTGTCCAAAAAAACAACGCATATATTGGAGAGGTAGGTAGAGTTTCTATATTTTCTACGGGGTAGCCCATGAGAGAAGCTCAATATCAAACAAAACTTATAAGAAAACTTGAATCTTTGTTTCCTGGTTGTATTGTTTTAAAGAATGATTCTAGCTATAAACCTGGTATTCCAGACCTTATAATTTTGTTTTCTAATATGTGGGCTATGCTTGAAGTTAAGCTTTCTGGGGTATCATATCTTCGACCAAATCAGAATCATTACATTCGTTTGTTGGACAGCATGTCTTTTGCATCTTTTATAAGTCCGGATAATGAGGAGGATGTGCTGTATGATCTTCAATGCGCATTCGGAGTTATACGGCCGCCACGCGTTTCTTAGTCCTAGCAATTATCATTGGCTTAATTATAATGATGAAAAACTAGAACTAAGATTTGCCGCTTCTATGGCAGCAAGAAGAGGAAGTGATTTACATGCGCTTGCTCATGAAGCAATAAGACTTGGTGTCAGATTATCAAGAGTAAATAAATCATTAGCAACTTATGTTAATGATGCCATTGGATATAAAATGGAATGCGAGCAAATATTATTTTACTCAGATAATTGTTTTGGCATGGCTGATACAATTAGTTTTCGGAGAAATAAATTAAGAATTCATGATTTGAAAACTGGCGTGACACCAACTTCAGAGCATCAACTTGAAATTTATGCTGCATTATTTTGTTTAGAATATAGCGTTGATCCATTTTCAATTGAGGTTGAACTTCGTATTTATCAGAGAGATGAAGTTAGAGTGTTCGAACCATATTCAGAAACAATAATGGAAATTATGAATACAATTATAGATTTCGACAAACAGATCGAAGCGATAAAAGTATCTGATAGATTCTAGAGGAGGTGTTTCATGATAATTACTGAAGAAGAATACCTAGCTCATTATGGAACACCACGGCATTCTGGTCGTTATCCTTGGGGTTCTGGTGGTTGGGGTGATTCTAATAAAGAAGATACTAACACTAGAAATCAAGTATTTAGTCAACGAGTAAGAGAATTAAAAGCAAAAGGTATGAGCGAAGCTGATATCGCTAAAGGCATGGGAATGTCAACAACTCAGCTTCGTGCAACAATTTCAATTGAGAAAAATCAACAAAGACAATCTGATATTGCTCAGGCTCAAAGATTAAAAGAAAAAGGATATTCAACTAATGCCATAGCTAAAAGAATGGGGCAACCAGAATCAACTGTAAGAAATTATTTGAAGCAAGGCGAAAACGCCAATAATGATATTCTTATATCAACTTCTAATATGCTTAAATCACAAGTTGATGAAAAAGGCTTTATTGATGTTGGAAAAGGTGTAGAAAATTATCTTGGTGTTAGCTCAACAAGATTAGACACTGCAGTAGAAATGCTTAAGCAACAAGGGTATGAAGTTCACGCAGTTAATGTAAGACAGATTGCTACTGGGAAAGATACAAGAATGAAAATTCTTGGTCTTCCTGGGTCAACGCAAAAAGAAGTTTGGCAAAACCCAGAAAAGATTCAGCAGATTAGTAATTTTTCTGAAGATGGTGGAAAGTCTTACACAAAGCCTTCTGGTCCTCTTGCAATTGATAAAAAGAGAGTTGATGTTGTTTATGGCCCAGATGGTGGAGCTAAAGCAGATGGTGTGATTTATGTTCGCCCAGGAGTTTCAGATGTTTCTCTTGGAGGAACACCATATGCTCAGGTTCGTGTTCAAGTTGGTGATGGGCATTATTTAAAAGGTATGGCTATGTATAAAGATGGTCTACCAACTGGCGTAGATCTTCAATTTAATACATCTAAGCATGATACTGGTAATAAATTGGATGCTATGAAACCTTTATCTACTGACCCAGATCTTCCATTTGGATCTATTACTCGTCAAATTGTAGATCGCCCTGGGCATAGAGATGCTAAACCAATATCAGTAATGAATATTGTTGGTGGCAAAGAAGGTGAACCAGAATCTGGAGCTGTTGAAGGTAATTGGGATACGTGGACTAGAAGTTTATCATCACAGATGTTGTCTAAACAAAGCCCGATGCTTGCTAAGTCACAACTTGATATGACTTATGAACAGAGACAAAACATTTATGAAAACATAAACTCTCTTACAAATCCTACTGTTCGTAAAAGATTGTTGAATGATTTTGCTGATGCCACTGATTCAGCAGCTGTAGATTTAAAAGCTGCTGCTATGCCAGGTCAAGCTGTTAAAGTTCTTCTTCCAGTTCAATCCCTCCCATCCACTCAAGTTTATGCCCCTAGTTTTAAAAATGGTGATGTAGTTGTTTTGATTAGACATCCACATGGTGGAACGTTTGAGATACCTGAATTAGTTGTTAATAATAATCATTCTGATGCAAGAAAACTTTTAGGTAATGCAAGAGATGCTATTGGTATTAATCATGAAGTAGCCAAGCATTTGTCTGGTGCAGACTTTGATGGTGATACTGTTTTGGTTATTCCAAATAGATCAAGAAAGATTATAACAACTCCTGCTCTTGCAGAACTTAAGAACTTTGACCCGCATACAGCTTATCCTGCTCATCCTGGTATGAAGCCAATGCGTAATACTCAAACAGAGATGGGTATTATTTCTAATCTTATTACTGATATGACTATTCAAGGTGCTAGTCATGATAAGATAGCTAGAGCTATTAAACATTCTATGGTTGTTATTGATGCTGAGAAACATGATTTAAATTACAGACTATCTTATAACGAGAATAATATCAAAGCACTTAAGGAAGAATACCAGCGTCAACCAGATGGTAAGGGTGGCGCGGCTACTCTAATCTCTAGAGCAGGAGCCGAGGTACGTGTACCAGAATTTAGACCCCGGTCTCAGAAAAGTGGGGGTCCTATTAGCAAAACTACTGGTGAGAAGGTATACGAGCCAACAGGCAGAGTACATTGGAGAACTGGTAAACCAATCCAATCAAAGGTTGAGAGATTAGCCATTACCCCAGATGCTCGTACTCTTTCATCCGGTACCACAATGGAATTGTATTATGCCCAGCATTCTAATAAGCTTAAGGCTATGGCTAATGAGGCTCGTCTTACTGCAATTAAAACTCCCCCTTCTAAATACAACCCATCTGCTAAAAGGGCATACCATTCTGAAGTAGCCTCCCTCGATTCTAAATTGGCCCTATCCAAATCAAACGCCCCTCTTGAACGGCAGGCCCAGTTAATTGCCAATAGCACAGTGAAAACTAAGAGGAACTACAACCCAGGAATGGATGCTAAGACCGAGACTAAGATTAAGTACCAGGCTTTAGAAGAAGCCCGCCGTCGTACCGGTGCTAATAAGAAGAAGATAGTAATAACAGATAAGGAATGGGAAGCTATTCAAGCCGGTGCTATAAGTAATTCTAAACTAAGTGAGATACTAACACATGCTAACATGGATGTAGTACGTGACCATGCTGCGCCTAAAGACAAGATACTTATGACTAATGCTAAGACTCTAAGAGCTCAAGCTATGCTTGCGTCTGGTTATAGTAGAGCTGATGTAGCAGCTGCACTTGGTGTATCACTTAGTACATTGGATAGATCAACAGTTCAATGAGAGAGAATGATTGATGGTTACTAAGTCAATGCTTACCACAATAGACAATCCACATTCTCCTTTCGATAACTTTGCAGCATGGTATGCATATGATGTATCAAGCGGTCACCATAGTTGTTCATACCTTGCACGAATTGTTAAGCTTTCAGATCAATTGAGTGAAGCTGATGAGGATCTAGCGGTGGAGCAGGCAATAGATGATATAGTAAAGGAGAACGTTTCAGGAATTTTTAAAAAAGTTACAAAAGAAATTAATGAATGAAAAAAAATTTGTAGTAAAGGATTTGAATTTAAGAAAAAAAATTTTGAAACTTGGAGTTACCACCCCCAGGGGGGGAGGGCTCGCAATATATACCCCCCCTCTGCATCGCCGGACCCTCAAAAAATTCCCCGGGGGGACTATTGTAGGAATGTTTCCGGAGTGAGTCAGCGGGAATAGGAGAAAGTATGAGCAGCAAGGTCATTGTTCATAAGAATAGAACGAATATTCTAACTGTAAGTCTTGGATTTGACGTTTCTGCTGATACTATTACCAGCGAAATTCGTTCTGAGCCAGACATTGCCTCGCCACTCCTTGCAAGTTGGCAAGTTTCATTCAAGACAGATGGTACAGATGGCGAACTTGTTTTGAGATTGGATGATCTTGAGACTAGTCAGATCAAAGCTAACAGTGGATACATGGATCTTAAACGTTTAAGTGGTAACGAACCATACGCCGTTTTCGATCAAGCACTTGAAGTTAGTTTTAGAGGGTCGGTGACTGAATGAGTAGTCAGACTATTGTATTATCTAAAACAGATCACATCATAGTTGAGCCAGCTGGTGGTGCTGTAGCTATAACTAATGCTGGCCCTCCAGGTCCTCCAGGGCCTCCAACAATTCCTCCAGGTGGAACAACTGGACAAGTATTAGCTAAACTTTCTGATAATGATTATGATGTTGGTTGGGTAACACCATGAGTAGTGACATCGCTGTACTCAACAGAACACAAACTATTAAAGTTGATCAAGCTGCTGGTACTATAGCCATTGTTGATACAGGTCCTCAAGGACCACCAGGTGCGACAGGACCGGCTGGTACACCAGGACCAGCGGGAGCTCCTGGGCCAACAGGGCCTCAAGGACCACCTGGAGATCCAGGAGGGCCGCCGGGTCCAGAAGGACCTCAAGGACCACAAGGACCTCCAGGAGAAACAGGGCCACCAGGACCAGAAGGACCTATAGGACCGGAGTCAATTATTCCAGGTCCTCCAGGTTTAACTGGTGATACTGGCCCACAAGGTCCTCCAGGTGCTGATTCAACTGTGCCTGGTCCGCAAGGACCTACAGGAGCTACCGGTCCTCCAGGTGCTGATTCAACTGTTCCAGGACCTGTTGGCCCACAAGGAGAAACAGGAGAAACAGGCGATATAGGACCTACAGGAGCTACCGGTCCTCCAGGTGCTGATTCAACTGTTCCTGGTCCAGAAGGTCCTCCAGGTGCTGATTCAACTGTTCCTGGTCCAGAAGGTCCTCCAGGTGCTGATTCAACTGTTCCTGGTCCACAAGGTCCTCAAGGAATTCAAGGTCCAGAAGGTGCTCAAGGACCAGTAGGTGCCACTGGAGCAATTGGTAACACAGGAGCTACCGGTCCTCCAGGTGCTGATTCAACTGTACCTGGTCCACAAGGACCGCAAGGTATTCAAGGACCAGTAGGTGCCACTGGAGCAACTGGTGATACAGGACCTACAGGACCTGCTTCAACTGTTCCAGGACCTCAAGGACCAGTAGGTGCCACTGGGCCTCAAGGAGAAACAGGTCCGCAAGGACCTCAAGGAGAAATAGGTCCTCCAGCTACAATTCCCTGGTCGATGCCGCTAGGTTTTGTCGGCCGGGTGAAGGGGCCAGCCAGCGACATAGTTGGTAGCAACCCTGTCTGGAATGGTAGCATCCCAGGTCACTTTCAGGCCAATCGCCGCTACCGAATCAGTGTAATGCTACGAGCGCAGAGCGGTGGCGGGGGAGCGAACTCGCTGCGTCTGAACTTGCCTAGCAACGCGGAGGCACCGTACTTCATGATCGTGGAAGCGAACAGGGTTGTTGGTGAGGCCATCAGTGGGTTCGGAGCCAGCACCTGGGACTGCCCTGGCGACTACCCGAGCGGGATACAGGTCACCATCCAGGCGGTCGGTGGGAGCAACACCAAGATCCTGGGCAATTCGGGCTTCATGTCAGCTGATGACGTAGGTGGCTTCTGACCATGATATACGTCTATCGAGAGGAGACAATAATATGACCAGCTCTGGCCAGCCTGATGAACAATTGGACATTCCACGAGAAGCATTTGATCGTGATATCAAATGGCCAAAACCTCGTAAAGAACCAAAAGAAGAACCAGTTCATCCTGATACAACTCCAGATCTTATAGATGGTCCATTCAAGGATTGGATAAAAGAAAAAGTAATTGATGAAGAAATTGGATATGAGGGAGAACGCTAGTGACTCTTACTCGAGTGCCTATGCCTTCACCTTGTTACTCAAGTCGTGGAGGATCTGGCGTTAGATTGGTAGTTATCCATACTGCTGAAGGTGCAAGAACAATTGAATCACTTGGCAACTTTTTCGCTAATTCAGCAAATGAAGTTTCTAGTCATGCTGGTGCTGATGATAAAGTTAATACAGTCGGTATTTATGTAGAACGTCCTAACAAAGCTTGGACTGCTGCAAACTACAATCCTGTTGCGGTTCAAATGGAGTTGTGTGCATTCGCTGCTTGGTCAACAGCTGAATGGGATCAACATCCAAACATGCTTGATAATTGCGCAAAATGGATTGCTGAGGAATGTGCAGCGTTTGGAGTTCCACTTAAAAGATTGAGTCCTGGTGAAGCAC